TACCCTATCTGTTTGTGGTACTCCGCATTTGACATGTCATAGACAATGCCTGATGGTGGCATGTCCATTACACAAAGTCCTCCGCATCAATGTCCACCAAGTCTTCTACAATGGCATCAGGGATTTCATCGTTGTCATGCTGCATCTTGTCACCCCACTCACCAAGGATATACTGGTTGTAGTTTGCAACCCATGCTACGAAGTCAGCAAACGTACCCTGAGTATCACTGTCCATGTCCAAGGTAGACATCAAGTCAAGTGCAGGATCAGGCAGATAGAAGCAGCTACCGTTAGGCAGTTCACGTTTCTCTGTCTTGAACTTCACGTAGTGCTGTGGTGGTAGGCGTTGCATCTTACCTAGCTTGTTGAAGATATTACCGACAGTCTTGAAGGCATCACGGTTCTCAATCTCATAGATGAATGGCGTAGTGGGTGCTTCCATAGGATTGCCTGATGCGTCAGTAGCATTGACCATATCAACTGTGCCAAAGAGAACACGAACACGCTTGATGGATCGGATCAAATCTTTCATAGTATCTGGCAGACTGTTGAAGTCCTCAATCCAACCAGAAGGTTTACCGCAGTTGAAGCCACCGTCATTGTCCTTCATGTCTGCATTAAGGTTATCTCCCATAACAGTCTTGACATAACGGTTAGGCGTATTGTCATTGCCCATGACGAATTTCTTGTACATGAAACGCTGCATAAACGGCCTAATTGAAACCTCTTCTGCATAGTATGTAGGTCCATCAGGTATCTCCAACTTATATGTGCCGCCCTCAACTACCTCAACGTTTACTTGCTTGCCCTTCACCTCTGCCTGTCCCATCACTGGTGTGTGATTGATACGAAGACGTGCTAGTGCGCTAGTCTTTTTCTCTGTGGCAGATTGTCCCATGCCCATAGCCTTAGCCATAGCTGCGTAGTTGGTTGTGTCTATTGTTGCTAGTTCTGTCATGTGTATTTTCTCCTTAACACTGATCGAATTTTGTAGTTATATCATGCTACATCTTTGGTGTCAAGCCAATTCGGACCAATCTTTGCCTCTAATAATAGAGGAATGTTGAAGTCTATATTCCATTTCTTATTGACGATAGATAGTAGCTTGTCATTAGTTCTGTCTATGATCTTTAGTACCTTGGCTGTCTCATTAGGATGTATGTCTAGCACCACACTGTCGTGTACACTGTTGACAATACAACTCTGCATTCTGTTTGCCTCCAACATCTTGTCAATGTATATGAGACATATAGGTACGATGTCTGCCGTTGCAAATGATTGCACTGGATAGTTTTTTATTAGCGTGAAGTATGACACACCCCCATGCTTGTTACGTACTGCATTGGGGAATGCAAATGATCTGCCTGATGGTGTAGTAATACAACCAGTAGACATCACCTCGTCAGCTAGTCTCTTGTGCCATGCAGCAATACCTTTGTACTTCTCCATGAACTTAGCATAGTACGCTGCCTCTGGTGGTGTGCGACCATATCCTGTGGCCCCAAACAGGGGTGCGAAGGTGTGTTCCTTGGCTGCTTGACGTGCAGTAGGTTGACCAGCATCAGTGATTGTCTTGGCAGTAAACGAATGAACATCAAAGCCAGTGATGACCTCATCAATAGCAACCTTGTCCTGTGATAGATACGCTGCCACTCTGAACTCTAGCTGTGCAAAGTCAGCTTCCATAATCTGTCCACCATCCCACCTAGATATGAACACACGCTTTACAGGAAACGTACCGCCCCGTGGCATGTTCTGCATGTTAGGGTCAGCACCAGATAGTCTGCCTGTGCCTGTCCTGTGCTGTAGTAGACGTACATGCAGCTTACCGTCTGCCTTAGTGTGGGTAGATATGCCACCAATGAAGCTGTTGATATAGACCTCAACTGCATTGAGCCGCTTCATATTCTGTAAGAACTTCTCTGCCTCTGGCATACCCTTAGCTCTGGCAATACCCTCAAGGTGAGTGAGACTGTCCTTGCCTGTGCTGAAACCATTGGCACTTACATAGCTGGCATTAGGTGGCTTGAACCCTAGACCAGCTACACGGTCAGTATCCATAAAAGTATAGCCACAACCATCACACCCTGCACACCTGCTGGGTCGTGCAAAAGGATTTCCATCTTTCTTTACCTTCCTGATTTGCCCACTGCCATAGCAGGTCTTGCATTGCTTTGCCTTCTGTCTGTACAGTTTGGTTGAGTGCTTAGTAACTGTAGATGTGAAGGAAGCATTTGCCATACGACCATCAAAGAGTGTGGCCCACTGTTTCTTATCGTCGGGCCTACGACCATAGACAACCCAGCCCAACTGCTCTGGACTGTTGAGGTTGATAGGTCTGTCGCCCATCAATTCGCTAGTGTGCTTCTCAAGGCTACGCACTAGTTCATCACGCTCTGCTTCATACTCTTTACGTACTGCATCCAGTGCCACTGTGTCAACCTTGAAGCCACGCTGATATATCTTAGCTAGGTGCAGGGCAAGTTGATTGGTCAGGTCAATGCTGTCATGTAGTGTAGTGCCATCTAGCTTGGATACAATGGTATTGTACAACTGCTGTGTTGCATGTAGGTCATGCGATAGATACTCTGACAACTCTGCCAGTGGTATGTCACGTGTGGTGTAGCCCTTCTTGAAGTAGTCCTTGAGTGTGTCTTGCTTCTGTGTGTCTAGGGCATAGCGTTCTGCACAAGCATCAAGGGATAGGGGTTGCTTCTGCCCACGCTGTAGGATGTACTCACCTAGCATGGTGTCAAATATCTTACCGTCATAGGTGAAGCCAGACTCCCACAGCCACAGCAAGTCATGCACTGCATTGTGTGCTACTAGCAATGTGGTCTTGTCAAGTATAGATTGCACACAAGTATGGTCAAAGGGTGTACCCTGCTTCTCCGAATGATCGAAGGTAAAGATATGCTCATTGCCTGATTGATCTAGTGTACCAACCTGTGTTAGTGAATTGTCTTTCTCGAATGGGTCAAGGTGTAGCTTACCATCCCTAGTCGTTGTCGTGTTCTCTACGTCCAGTGTCAGGATCATTATCAATACCCTTTCGTATTAAGTGTATAAAACCCACGTTGAATATAGCAGCATATGTGTCGGGGTCAAGGTCTAATTGAACGGTTGCGCTGCCATCCTCATGTTCGTCTATGTCAGTTATCTTTATAGTATCATTCATCTTTTATCTCCTTAATATATTTACGTAACCTTTTATTGTAAGCACGTTTGATCTTCTTTAGTTGTCCTGCTTTCCATATGTAAAACTTACGTGCTTTGGTTAGTCCACCATACTCATCACCACCCTTCATGGGTATACGCTTGGTCATTTGTTGGTTAGGGCTTTGATCATTTGCTCATTAGAGTTTGTCATTTACCTCTCCTACTACTACTGTGGTGTTAGTAATGGCAAGTATTGCCCGTTAACTAATACAGTTATGTTATTTTACTAGTTCCTCTAAAGATAAAGTCATGGGGTAGTTCCTTTTCAAGTTGTGCGTGACTGATACTAATGCCTCCCATGATGCAGGATATAATCCCTTCATATCCATACTGATTGCATTAGCAACCAGCCTAGTCTCATACTGTGTGTCATCCTTACGTCTAAGATTACACATATCTGCCCATGCGTCAAGGCTACCTGACCACCACCACTCAGTCATGGTGTTTTGTGGCAACACCATACGTGCTTGCTCTGGGCATACATTCTGAGCTAGTAAGTGTTCATACAGGCTCTTTTGAATGCCCTGTGTGGTCTTGATGTTGATGTCGGGTATCTCCTCACTACTACTTCCCTGCTTGACATTCTTTGCCTTACCTCTCCACGATTCTGGATTATAGAACTCAGGCTCATCATCTACATACCTACGGCTGATCTCATTCCAACGTAGGAACTTGTGCTTGACTAGTTGTCTAGCTACAAAGATGGGAGCCTTGACATGGAAGGTAGCAAAGCAGTGACCGAATGGTGACATATGTCTGTGCTTGGCTAGGAACTTGATTAGGTTTGCGTCTGAAGTATTGAACTCTTCAGTCTCCTTACCAAAGGATACCCTTGCTGCATTGACTACAGATAGGTCAGTACCCATGTAGTCTTTTAGATTTACATCAATCAACTGTGATCTCCTTTATTTCTATCCAGTGGTTCATGGCATACTTTTCCATGAGGTAATTACGTCTGTCCTCTGCCTTGTCTCTGTTACCATAGACAGACTCACACCCCATAGGATTCATTACAAGGTATACTTTACTAGCCATTCCATATGCCTTCGTCTTTCTCATCTTGCATGGCCTTCTCACGTTCCTTCTTGAACAATTCCTCTAAGCTAGGGTTGCCCCTAAAGTAATCAGGGGTGTCACGATTGTCAAGTTTTTTCTCTATCCAATCTAATAATCTTTGTATCATGGTGCTGTTCCTTTCCATAAGGCAAGCTGCCCCTCAAGTTTAGTCTTGCGTACCTCAAGGGTCTTGGCCTGATGTTCCCAGTAGTCTGACTCACGTTGCAGTATGTCAACCTGACCACGCAACATATCATTTTCTTTCTGGACTTTCTTTAACTTAGTCATAGTAATACCTGCTTCAACTAATAAGTCCTCTCTAGTTCTCATGCCTCATACCTCGCTGTCTTGTAGTTGAGATTAGTATGTACTATGCCATGCCAACCAGACAGTTTGTTCTTGACAACATTTAGGTGACGCATAGTGTCCTCTTCTTCCGCACCCTCAACAGGTGGGTTCTTAGCAATCAACAACATGAGGTCTGCTTCTGCTGCCTTACCTGTACGACTACCCTCCATCATAGATTGATTTAGTACCACCTTGTTCTCTGCATCCGCTGATAGCTGTGACATGTAGAAGATAGCACAGCCCTGTTGCTTTGCAATCTGTCTGGCATAGATAGCGTTAGCCTTGAGTGCTTCATCAGTACGAGAGTAGCCGCCTGTCTTAGCGAACTTGTCACCCATGTCAAGCACTACAATGTCTGGCTTGTATGTCTTGCACACACTCTCAACCCATGACATGTCACGATCAGTAGCATCCTTGAACTTTACGTTGTCTCTGATCTTATCGTATGCAGCCATTGCCTTGCCCTTGTTAGCGACAACATCCTTGGCTTCCATGTTAGCGGCGGCTGTGATGTAGCGGTGAGCCACACGGTGATAGCCTTCCTCATTGCACAGGACGATGCACTTAGCACCCTGCCATGCGAAGCCACCCTCACCAGCAATTAGGCTGGCATGGAATGAAGTCTTGCCAGTGTTAGGACGTGCGCCAACCTCAATCAAGTGACCAGCATTGACGCCCTCTACCTTACGTGTGAGGGTAGGGATGTTGAATGTCCACTGGCTCTCAAGGCTATTGAGTGACAGGATGTGGTCAATGCTTGAGTCTTCCCACTCAATGTTTAGCTTGGGGGTGAAGTCATCGCCATACTGTTCAAGCATGTTACGTAATGGCTCAAGGGTATCCTTAGTACCATTGACATAATCAAAGCCAAGGTTGGCAATGTCCTCACCGATTACCTGTTGGAATAGTTTAGACAACACCTCTTGTGCAATGTCCACACCCATAGGTGCCTCTCTCTTTACAGTGGCAAAGAGTGCAGAGTATGCTGTCTTCTGTGCTGTAGTGAGGGTGGCATTGTTGGACATGAACAACGCCTCAATTTCGTCAGGTGTAACGGTACGTTCATACCGCTGCATGGCACTGTCGATTGCCTTCTTGATCTTACGTACATCAGGGCTGAACAATCGTTCTGGGCATCGTGATCCACGGTGATTGTCATAGAACTCTTTGTCCATCAGACTACGTATTAGTGCTAGTTCCATCTGGGGTGTATCCTTCTGTTAGGGCTATCAGATTAATTATATCTACTGGGTTATTATATTTTAGATCGTCTGTCAACTTCAATACCCTGACATCAGGGCAGTAAGTACGTAGCTCTTTAGCAAACTTGAGTGACTTAGGTAAGGCATCGGGGTCAAGTGCTACGATTATGGTGGAGAACTGCGACAAGTACCTCTTGTGTCCCTCCGATAATGATGTACCCAACACAGCCACCCCGACATATACATCATCATCTGAGGCATCCAGCTTGAGTTCGTTATTCACTGTCGCACCTACGACTGCTGCACTCACGCTGTCCTCCACCACTACAGCGACATTACCACAGCCATGATGGTATGGCAAGTCACTATTCCCATATCTTTTCCATTTAGGTATTCTTTTTCCTAATGATCTACCTGATCCATCAACCATCACACCTCGCTCGTCTAGCACAGGAAAGACAATGCGGTGATCCTTTACGTCATACAATACAATAACATCAATAGGAGATAGGCCATACTGCTTGAGGTACTTCCAACACTCAGGCCCATCATTGACTATGTAGTCTGGCTTTACAAATGGGATAGGCTTGTCTGCCTCTGGCTCCATGTAACCCAGTGCCTTACGAACATCACTAACAGACAGTGCCACATTTGTACCACCACTGACAGTGCAACTAGCCCTATAACAATTCCAAACAACCTTACCCATTGTATTAGTAATAGTAAATGTATTCTTAGTGTGACACACTGGACATGCCATACGTTTACTATCACCAACACTTAACTGTAAGTCATTTATGATTTCTATTATATTCATATCTAAACACTTTCAATGTTGTTCGTTACACTCAATTCTACATGAGCATGACGGGCTGTCAAGGCATTATTTGCAGATGCGAAAGTATTTTTCATGTATGGTTTCACAGATGCAACATGTGTGTGTCCTGTCACTGACATGATCTGAGGTAAAGGTACACCAGCCTCCATCATTTGTGTTACCCCTGTCCTACGCAAGTCCATAAGACGTAGGGTATCGGGTAGTTCTGCCTCTCGCATGACCTTCCTACCAACTTTAGATAGTCTCTCCATAGCATAAGGATTAAACGTGCCACCAACAGGTCGAGGGTGGGGTGCAATGTATGGCTGGAAACCGCAGTCCTGATACTGATCATTGAGCATAGTGAACAACCCATCATCAATGGGCAGGAACACCTCAGCCCTACGCTTAGACTGCACTAGGTACATGCGCTGTCGCTGAAAGTCTATGCTGTCCCATGTCAACATACGCATGTCACCCAGACGTTGGCACCACTGGTATGCCATAGCCACGATCAACCCCACGTTACGGTACTTGTACTTGCTCATGGCTAGTTCCATAAAGGCCATCACATATTCGTGTGACCACACAACTTTACGTTGTGGCAGTGACTTGCGCTTGATCTTGGTGAAGGGGTTGAACTGTATCTGTTCCATCTCAATTGAGTAATTAAACACACGACTAGCACAGGTTGCTGCATGGTTGGCGTAGCTGATGCCCTTAGTGACCCACTCTTCATAGACTTGCTTTGCAACCTTAGAGGTAACATCAACATGCTTCTTATCGCCAACAGTTGCCACCAACTTGCCTATGAAGTACACATAATCAACCTTAGTTGTATCACGTAACGCCTTGAAATCATTGGATGCATAATAGAAGTGTGACAAATCTGCAACAGTTGATTTATCTGTGATCCTCAGTATCTTTGCCTGTTCCTCACGGTACTGGTCAATGGTATCATTCAACTCATTGGCGAGTAGTTTAACTTGTTTGAAGTCACTGCCCCATTCCTTGCGGCTCACCACCCCAGCATCAACTAGACACTGAGGTGGGTTGAAGCGATAGGACACTACACCCTTGGGTTGTTTACGTGGCTGCACAAATCTCGGTAGGTTTGTCATTTATTCCATCCCAATAAATTTTATCTTGCTCTCTTGAACGGTAGTAGGTTTCTACAAAGTGTTCAATACTGTTAGAGTGGTAGTGCTTTTTTCTTTTGTCACTACCCCACTTACCTGTGGTGTAGTAGTATGAGTAACGTGAAGAGTATCTACTCTGTGGTTCTTTATCTTTGTAGATAAATATTAAGGCTTGCTTTTCATGTACAAAGTAGGCCAGTTCTTTGTTGTCTAAGTATTCCTTGACAACCTCTAGCGTTTGGTTGGTGGGCTTTCTAAACCTAGGCTCGCCCTTAGAGTTACGCCCAACATAAGTCCACCCCTCATCTTCATTGCCCTCAAATGTTTGTTCAGCC